TGGCGTAGGTTCTAAAGGCGCTTTACACGGTTTAACTAGGTTTTCAATGGAAGATGCTCCAGCTAATAGCTTTTTCTTAGAATACTTATCTAGACCACCAACAGCTGAAATGTTTTTTGAAGATGTTTTAATGGCTTTAGTATTTTATGGCATGCCAATATTAGCAGAAAACAATAAACCTCGTTTACTGTACTATTTAAGGCGAAGAGGTTACAGAGGGTTTAGTATGAATAGACCTGATAAGATATGGAACAAATTATCTGTAGCAGAAAAAGAAGTGGGTGGTATACCTAACTCAAGCGAAGATATAAAACAAGCACATGCCGCGGCAATTGAAATGTATATCAACGATCATGTAGGTGTTAAAAAAGATGGTACTTTTGGTGATTGTTATTTCAACGAGCTTATTAATGACTGGGCAAAGTTTGATATAAACAAAAGAACAAAGCATGATGCGTCTATAAGTTCTGGTTTAGCTATAATGGCTAACAACAGGCATTTATACGCACCAAATGCAAAGGTTGAAAAACCTAAGTTAAACATAACGGTTTCCAGATATACAAACACTGGAAGCAATTCACAAATAATAAGATAATATGGCGTATTCTAGTAAAAGTTATTTTCCAAGTCAAACAGTAAGTGACGCTGAAAAGCTTAGCTATGACTATGGTTTAAAGGTAGCTAAAGCTATAGAGCAAGAGTGGTTTAATAATGATAGAAGTTCTAACAGATATAAATCTAACCACAACGATTTTCATAATCTTAGGTTGTACGCTAGAGGTGAGCAATCTATTCAAAAGTATAAAGATGAGTTATCTATAAACGGTGATTTGTCTTATTTAAATTTAGACTGGACGCCAGTGCCTATAATATCTAAGTTTGTTGATATTGTAGTTAATGGTATGTCTGAAAGGATGTATGATATAAAAGCTTACTCTCAAGATCCATTTGGAGTTAGCAAAAGAACTGCGTATATGGATTCTGTATTAGCTGATATGCGTACTAAAGATTTAAACGCTTTTACAGAAGATGCTTTTGGAATACAAATATCAGAGCACGACGAAGAAATGCTACCTGATTCAGAAGAAGAGCTAGCACTACACATGCAGCTTTCTTACAAGCAAGCTGTTGAGATAGCTGAAGAGCAAGCTATAAACACTTTGTTAGATGGAAATAAATTTGAATTAATAAAGAAAAGATTTTATTACGATTTAACAGTTCTAGGTATTGGAGCTACCAAAACTGGTTTCAATACATCAGAAGGAGTTACTATAGATTATGTTGATCCAGCAAACTTAGTTTATTCTTATACAGACTCACCTTACTTTGAAGATATATATTATGTTGGTGAAGTAAAAACTATCCCAGTTAACGAGTTAGCAAAACAATTCCCTCATTTATCAGGAGAAGATCTAGAGGATATAATGAAGAACAAGTCTAATAATAGATCTAATTACAACTCACAACACACTTACGACAAAGAAGATACTAACACTGTGCAGGTTTTATACTTTAACTACAAGACTTATATGAATGAAGTTTATAAAGTTAAAGAAACTGGTACTGGCGCTGATAAGATTATACCTAGAGACGATTCGTTTAATCCACCAGAAAACATGGAAGGTGGTTTTAGTAGGATGCTAAGATCTATAGAGTGTTTGTATGAAGGTGCTATGATTCTTGGTACTGATAAGCTGCTTAAGTGGGAGATGGCTAAAAACATGATGAGACCTAAAAGTGATTATACTAAGGTTAAAATGAATTATTCTATAGTAGCACCTAGGATGTATAACGGCAAAATAGATTCATTAGTTAAAAAAATTACTGGATTTGCAGATATGATTCAGTTAACACATTTAAAGCTACAACAAGTAATGTCACGCATGGTTCCAGATGGTGTTTATTTAGATGCTGATGGTTTAGCTGAAATAGATTTAGGCAATGGAACAAACTACAGCCCACAAGAAGCTTTAAACATGTTCTTTCAAACAGGTTCTGTTATTGGTAGATCATTCACATCTGAGGGTGATCAAAACCCAGGCAAAGTACCTATTCAAGAAATACAATCGGGTAGTGGTGGTGGTAAGATGCAAGCTCTTATTGGCAACTACAATTACTATTTACAAATGATTAGAGATGTAACTGGTCTTAACGAAGCTAGAGATGGTAGTATGCCAGATAAAAATGCTTTAGTCGGAGTTCAAAAGCTAGCGGCAGCAAATTCAAACACAGCAACTAGACACATGCTACAGGCTGGTTTATTTTTAACAGCAGAAACTTGTGAGTGTTTATCGCTTAGAATATCTGATATACTAGAGTACTCACCATCTAAAGATGCTTTCATGCAAGCTATTGGTGGACACAACATGGCTACGCTTGATGAGATGTCAGAATTACACTTGTATGATTTTGGAATATTCTTAGAGTTGTTACCAGATGAAGAAGAAAAAGCTTTGCTAGAAAATAATATTCAAATGGCATTGCAACAAAAGATAATAGATTTAGAAGATGCTATTGATGTTAGAGAAATAAGAAATGTAAAGCTTGCTAATCAAGTGTTAAAGATTAGAAGAAAAAAGAAGTTAGAGCGAGATCAAAAGATGCAGCAAGAAAACATACAGGTACAAGCCCAAGCTAACACTGAAGCTCAACAAGCAGCCGCTCAAAGTGAAGTACAAAAAAATCAAGCTATATCTCAAAGTCAAGCACAGTTAGAACAAGTTAAAGCTGAATTAAAATCTAAACAAATGGAGTTAGAGGTTCAGCATAAAATGAAACTAATGCAGTTTGAGTTTGAAATTAATCAACAACTTCAAAAAATGAATATGGAGCAAGTTGACATGAAGGATACGGTAAAAGAAGACCGTAAAGATAACAGATCAAAAATGCAAGCATCACAACAAAGTGAGCTTATAGACCAAAAACAAAACAACAAACCACCTAAAAACTTTGAGTCATCAGGTAATGATATACTAGGTGGTGACTTTAGTTTAGGTGCGTTTGATCCTAGTTAGAATTATTAATTATTATTATATTATATTATGGAAGAAGAAAATGAAAAAGTAGTCGAAGAGATTACACAAGAAGTAAATCAAGCTGATCCAGGTGATGAAAACGTGGTGAAAGTTGATGAAAGTAAATTTGAATCTGCAGGTGACGATAGTGTCTTGAAAGTAGATTTAAGTAAACCCCCAACACCAAAAGAAGATGAAATTAAAAAAAGTGACGCTGACGACAGCGGAGTGGTTGCAAGCGCTGAAAATGCCGAGCCCACACAAGAACAAGAAGAAATACAACCGGAAGCAGAAGCACAGGAAGCTCCAGTATTAGAAGAAATTACTGAAGAAGAAGTTGAAGAAGTTGAAGAGCAAGTTGAAGAGGCTATAGCTGAGGCTGAAGCTACTGGAAAAACATTGCCAGAAAATATTCAGAAGTTAGTAGACTTCATGAGTGAAACTGGTGGAGATATAAGTGATTACGTAAAGCTTAACCAAGATTACAGTGACATGGATAATGACGATCTATTGCACGAGTACTATAAGCAAACAAAACCTCATTTAAACTCAGAAGAAATTAACTTCCTTATGGAAGATCAATTCTCATTCGACGAGGATACAGACGACGATAGAGAAATACGTAGAAAAAAATTAGCGCTTAAAGAGCAAGTTGCCAGCGCTAAAAGCCACTTAGACGGGCAAAAGTCTAAATACTATCAAGATATTAAAATGGGATCGAAGCTCACAGAAGAGCAACAGAAAGCAGTTAACTTCTTTGATAGATACAACAAGGAGTCAGGAGAGACTCAAAAGATAGCAGAAGCACAAAAATCTACTTTCTTAAATAAAACTGAACAAGTTTTTAACGATAAATTCAAAGGTTTTGAATATAATGTCGGAGACAAGAGATATAGATTTAATGTAAACAATGCTGGAGAGGTTAAAAATAATCAAAGCGACATCAATAATTTTGTCAAGAAGTTCTTGAATAAAGATAATGAAATGTCAGATGCTAAGGGTTACCATAAATCTCTATATACAGCTATGAATGCTGATGCTGTTGCTAATCACTTTTACGAACAAGGTAAAGCAGATGCTATGAAAAATAGTATTGCTAAAGCTAAAAACGTTGATATGAATCCAAGACAAGCTCATGGTAAAATTGAAACGGGTGGTATGACCGTAAAAGTGTTAGGTGAAAATTCTTCTGATTTTAAGTTTAAAATTAAAAACAATAAATTTAAAAATTAAAAAACAAAATTATGGCAATTACACCAGGTGGGTCACTTAACTTGACCCCTAGTCCAATCCAATCAACATTATCGTCAAACTACGTAGATTTTACTACGGCGGCGACTGAAGGATGGGCACAACAATATTTACCAGATCTTATGGCGCAAGAAGCTGAGGTGTTCGGAAACAGAACAATTTCAGGATTTCTTTCACAAGTAGGAGCTGAAGAGGCTATGACTGCTGATAGAGTAGTATGGTCTGAACAAGGTAGATTACATTTAGCGTACACAGGTACGATTGATGCTTCTGCTTCTGAAGTAACGATTACAGCACAAGCTGGATCGAATGCTACTTACGTAGCGTCTAGTCACGGTTTACGTGTTGGTGACACTTGTTTAGTAGCTAACGCAAGTGTTACTTACCCAGGTAGAGTAACAGTTGTAGCTGCTGATGTTGTTACAATTCTTCCTTATACTCAAGGGCATGCATCTGAAGCTGGTATCGCAATGGGTGACGACGCTGTAACTGTACTTAAGTATGGTTCAGAGTGGGCTAAAGGATCAGACACTCCTTACACTACGGCTAATGAGCCAGATTTCTTATCTTTAACTAACAAACCAGTTATTATCAGAGACATGTATCACGTTTCTGGATCTGACGTTTCATCTGTAGGATGGGTTGAGGTTTCTGGTGAAGATGGTGCTGGAGGTTACTTATGGTACTTAAAAGCTGAAGGAGAAACTAGAATGAGATTTGCTGATAACTGTGAGATGACATGTCTTGAAGGTATAGTTATCGCTAATGATACAACTCTAGACACTCAAACTAACGGTGGTGCTTTACCACAAGGTGGTACCGAAGGTTTATTTGCTGCTGTTGAAAACAGAGGAAATTCGACTTCTGGTGTTACTGGTGTTAATGCTGCAACTGATTTAGCTGAATTCGACGCTATCTTAGCTGAGTTTGACTCTCAAGGCGCGATTGAGGAAAACATGATGTTTGTAAACAGAGCTACTTCGCTAGCAATGGATGACATGCTAGCCTCTATGAATTCTTACGGGGCTGGTGGTACTTCTTACGGAGTATTTGACAATTCTGAAGACATGGCATTAAACTTAGGTTTCTCTGGTTTCAGAAGAGGTTCTTATGACTTCTACAAGTCTGACTGGAAATACTTAAACGATGCTGGTACAAGAGGTGCTATCAATGCAAGAAACACTGTAGGTGCTATTAGAGGAATGATTGTTCCTGCTGGAGTATCTTCTGTGTATGACCAACAATTAGGGAAGAACCTTAAACGTCCTTTCTTACATGTTCGTTATAGAGCTTCTCAAACTGATGACAGAAAAATGAAAACTTGGGTTACTGGTTCTGTTGGAGCTGCTACATCTGAGTTAGACGCAATGCGTGTAAATTATTTATCTGAAAGATGTTTAGTTACACAAGGTGCGAACAATTTCATGTTAATGAACTAAGCACTATTTATATTTAAAACCGTCCCCTGAAACACGGGGATGGTTTTTATTTTATTAATTATTATTATATTATATTATGGCTAAAAAAGCTAACACAAAGAAAGTTGAGGTAGAACCTCAAATCGAAACAATGGAAGAAGTGGTTACAGAATTTTTTGAAGATACTGTAGTTGCTGAACCAAAAATTAAAAAACAGATTGCGGAGACTCCAAAGCCAAAAAAAGCAAAATGGGAGCTGAAAGATAGGATGTATATACTTAAGAGTGGCAAAAAACCTTTAAGTAAAATGATCAAAGCTGCTGGTATTTATTTTTTCGACGAAAAGTTAGGGTATGAAAGAGAAATTAAGTATTGCGAGAACCAAAGAACTGTATTTGTAGATGAAATGAAAGGTGATCAAAGATTATCTCACATTATATTTAGAAACGGTATGCTTAGTGTTCCTAGAGAAAAAGTAGTTTTACAGCAACTATTATCTTTATATCATCCTCATAAAGAAGCTTTGTATTACGAGTGGAAACCCCAAGCAATAGCTGAAAATGAGATTGATGTATTAGAAAGAGAAGTTGAAGCTTTAAATGCGGCGATGAATCTAGACATAGACATGGCAGAAGCTATCATGCGTGTTGAATTAGGATCTAAGGTATCAGAGATGAGCTCTAAAGAACTTAAAAGAGATTTACTATTATATGCTAAGAGAAACCCAGGTTTGTTCTTAGAGTTGGTGAATGATGAAAATGTTGTTCTTAGAAACTTTGGTATCAAAGCAACTGAAATGGGGATATTAAAATTATCTTCTGATCAAAGAACTTTTTTATGGGGATCTAATGATAGAAAACTAATGAACGTTCCTTTTGATGAACACCCTTATTCAGCTTTAGCCGCTTGGTTTAAAACTGACGAAGGTATGGAGATTTACTCCAATATTGAAAAAAGATTAAATTAATCTAACTGTAGATGCGGTCGCTCTACGGAGCGATCGTAAACTACAAAAAAAG